ATCCGCGTCGGCTACTACCCGTCCGGCAACGACGCCGCGAAGTCGGAGATGCTGACGGTCCTGCAGAACCTCGTCAACGACAATTCGGTCGTGCTCCCGCGCACGGGACCGAACGAGAGCCTCTACGACATCGACATCAAGGACGCGAATGCCGGCCGCGCCGCGATCTTCATGGACCTCGTGAATTGGCTGTCGGGGAAGCTCAAGGAGGCGATCCTCGGGCAGTCGCTCTCGAGCGAGGCCGGCAGCACGGGCCTCGGGTCCGGCGTCGCCGACCTGCACGCCGACACCCTCTCCCGCGTCATTCGGTATCACGCCGACGCCCTCGCCGAGAGCCTCACCACCGACCTCGTGCGCGTCATTGCCGGGATGCTCGGCGCCAGCGAGGAGGAAGCCCGCGAGCTGCGATTCGTCTTCGCGCCCGAGCGACCGAATCCGAAGGAGCGCCTCGAGGCGATTCAGACCTTCGTCAGCCTGGGCGGCCGCGTCTCCGAGCGCGAGGTGCGCGACCTGCTCGGCCTCGCCGAGCCTAGCGACGGTGAAGCCGTGCTGGGCACCGCGCCCGCCGGCGGGCAGAACCCCATCGCCGCGCTGCTCGGGCAGGGTGGCGACATCGAGACCGAGGAAGCACCCGACGAACAGGCACCCAAGGTGGTCGCCGTCCGCAAGAAGCGCCGATGACACGCGCCGAGCTCGACAAGCACCTGCGGAAGATCCTGCGGGAGGCGCAGCAGTCGTACCGCCGAGCCGTCGCCGCGCAGGTCCGAGGACAGGATGACACTGCGGAGTGGGCTGCCTTCCACGAGGCCGCGGCGGCCCTCCTGTTCGCCTCATGGCTGTTCGGGGCCGAGGACGCCACCCAGAAGGCCAAGATCCCCGCTAAAGAGCTTGATGGGCTTATCACCGACGGGCAGGCGATGACGTTCGACCGGGACGTCCCGCTCTCACTGGAGGGATTCGGCACGCAGTGGATGGCGCCGATCACCGATTGGTTCCGCCGGCGCGTGCCCGTCAGCCGGGGCGATTGGGAGCTGCTCGTCGAGGCCGCCGGCCGCAGCGCCGGCGACGTGACCGACCACGAGCGCCAGAACGCCCTGCCGGATATGCGGAAGCGGTCTCCGATCCTCGACGCCCTGCTCCGAGGCGTCACCCGGCCGGCGGATGGCGCCATCAGCCAGGTCAAGCGGATTACCGACGGGACGTTCTTCGTCACCGCCATGAACGCGCAGCAGACCCGGCAGGTGCAGGAGCTCATCGCGCAGGTCATCGAGGAGAAGCCCCGCAAGTCGGTGGTGGGCAAGAAGATCCGGATGCTGAACCTTGGCGACTTCGTCACCACCGCGCAGGTCTTGACAGGCACCGAGCTGTCGACGGCCCGGCTGGAGACCGTCCTGCGGACCAACACGAATCGGGCGCTCACCGAGGGCACCGCCGAGATCCTGCGCGACGAGCGCGTGCAGGCGTTCGTGCCGCTGGTGCAGTACTCGGCGACCAAGGACCCCCGGACCCGCGCTACCCATCTTGCGCTCGACGGCTACGTGGGAACGATGGCCGACTTCGACCGCATGGGGATCGCCCCGCCCTGCGGCTTCAATTGCCGCTGCACGCTGATCCCCGTTCCGGCGGCGATGGCGCTCGACGAGGGATGGACGCGTCCGAACGGCACGCTCGACTACGCGGCGATCCGCCGGCACAACGCGCCGATGCAGACGGTTCTGGACGAACGGCTGATGCCCGATCCGGGCTTCGTGAACGCTTGACAGCGGAAATCACAGGAGGCAACGCTACGATGAACACCATGAGCAACATTCGCAAGGAAATCTCCTCGAGACTCGGCATTGCCGCTCGTTCGGGCGCCAAGCTGAAGATGGAGATGTCGCCCTACGATTTCAAGGTCGCCAAGAGCGACCTGCTGTTCTACATCAAGGACAACCTGAACCTCCTGGCGGACCAGCAGAAGCAGCTCGGTCGCATCAACCTCAAGCAGCTGTCGCCGGAAGACGTGGCGATGGCGAAGCAGGTCACGAACGAGATTCAGTCGTTCAAGTCACAGCTGACAGCCCTGCAGGCAAAGGCCAACGCAGTGTCCGATCTCAAGACCGCGCAGCAGGAGATCGCGTCGCTGATGACGCAGCTGACGCGCACCGCCGATGCGATCCGTCCGAAGGTCAGCGGTCCGATCTCATCGCTGCAACAGGCCGCACAGCGAGCGCAGGTGCGGACGGCGGTGCAGAAGGAGCCGCGCATTCCGGGCTGGATCGGGATCATGAAGGATCAGATCCGGCAGGCAGAGAAGGGCGCGAAGGGGGGCGACAGGAAGAGCGATGCCAGGGATGCCTACGATCAACTGATTCAGTCCCTTCAATGGATCGTGCGCGGCCTGCTGAACAACGATGCCCGACAGGTGAACGGGGCGATCTTCGATCTGAAGACCACGCGGATGCCGCCAGCCCCGGACAACAACTGGCGCGACTGGGTGCCGGATGACATGGTGAAATGGGCGGCAACGGAGAGCAAGGGCCGCAACGGTCGCTCGGGAAGCAAGGACGTGATGGGCATGATCGCTATGCCGACCGCGTTTGCCGCCGATGCCAAGCTTGCGGGACAGATTCCTGCTCTGACCAAGCAGTACGACGGCTTGGTGGATCGTCTGGAGGCGCACGAAAGATCCCTTTCTGCGATGTACGACCAGGTGTACAACGACGCGGGCGGATTCAATAAGGACCTCGGCCTAGGCCGGGTGAGCCGGGAGTCCGCGAAGATGATTTCCGACGCCAAGGCGCTGGTCGTGCAGGCTAACGCCATCCTGAAGGACATCGAGAACACGGGAACGTATGTGCGATTCCCGCTTGACACGCCCGAGAAGCAGCAGGCGTACATTGACGGGATTCAGGCAGCGCTCGCCAAAGGCGCGACGTGGTCGGCAGCCATGAAGAAACTGAAGGATCAAATGCAGCAGATCGCCGCCCAAGCCAAGAAGAAGCGTTCGTCCCGTCCCGGCCAGAAGCTCCGCGCTGGCATCATGGATCGCCTCGGGGCCGCAGCATCGGCTGCGGTGTCGGCGGCGACGGCGAAGCCGTTCGATCCCACGAACCCGCAGATGGCAAGGGATCTCGAGGCGGCCAAGAAGGCCGCCATCAGCGAGGTCAACAACTACAAGTTCATGGTCGACTTCAACGAAGCGCAGTTCAAGGCGCTCGATGACTATGTCAAGGCAACGGCCAAGAGCATCGCCGGCCTGCGATCCGCCCAGGACGTGATTCGGCTGACCGAGGGCATCAAGCAGGCAACGGCTGCTCGGAACATGATCCGCAAGACGATGAAAACGCCGTTCTCTCGCCCCGGCGCGAAGGCGAAGATGGGCAAGTACTGGGTGGAGGACGAGCAGTCCAAGGTCAAACAGCCCGTGAAGTCCATGCGCGAAGGCATTGAGCTCGTGAGCGGAATGCAAAACGGCGTGCTTCGGTATTCCGAGTATGGCATGACTTCCGTCTTGGCGTATGGCCGAGGATCCGGCGGCGTGTCGCTTACCGAGGACGGCAAGCTGCATAAGAAGCTCATCTCCGCTCGCCTAGGAGCAAAGACCACCGCCGCCAAGCCCGAGCTCGAGGAGACCGAGGAACAGAAGGCCGGCCTCAAGCTCATGGCCGCCTCCGACGAGGCGGTCAGCAACAAGATCCGCACCCTCATCGCCGAGGGGAAGCCGCAGGACCAGGCAGTCGCCATCGCGCTCGACATGAAGCGCAGAGGAGAACTCTGAAATGGGACAGGTAGTCATCGCAACGGGCCAGCCAGACTTCCGCAAGATCACGCAGCTCGCTCTCACGACCTACGACAACAACAACGCCATCCCGACGTCGACCAAGCCGTCGACCGGCGTGCTCTACGACGCGCTCGGCGGAACCGTCGTGCCGAACCCGTCGCTGATGCGCTTCCTGCCGTTCACCAACGCCAGCGGCACGCCGCCGACGAACTACCTGGCTGCGACCGGAAACCCAGCGAGTTCCGTCGTCGTCGATAAGGACGGGGTCGCTG